CAACTGCTGGTTGTTCTTTTAAATGCCTTACTGGCATAAATGATGATGTTAAAAACTTAGTTACATCAGTTGCTGGGACTGTATACATATATTTCCATATATAACCATCGTTAGCTGATACGCTACCAATAACACCTGATGTTTGAACACCAACTGTGTCTGGGTTATATGTACTTGCGCCTGCACCGGCTCTCAAACACATATATACGTTATTATTATCTGATATAACAAAATATGTTTTGCCTTCTATGTTTGTATCTTGATCGTCATATTCTACATATGTTGTACCAGAAACCCATAGGTTCCTTTTTGTACTATGAATAATGTCTGCAGCATCAACTCGCTTCATGGCAAACATGTTTTCCCATAAAGTATTTGATGCGTAGTCATTTTCATATGGGGTGTCCGGAGATGCGTCATCCGTCCATGCGTTTGGCCGTCCCAGAGCCATATAGAATTGATTATCACTAAGACTCTCAACGAATTTATTCGTTGAATCTAGTCTGAATTTGCTTGTGATTATTGCTGCCATGTCTTTTCCTTTATTTTATGAAATAACGAGTGAATTATGTCCACCCATTCCGAATTGTAAACCTATATTGTTATTTATACTATCTTGCACTGTATATCGAGCAAAATCACTATTTGGGCCTAAATAACTGAACTTCATGTTCTCCCAATGATTTTGCATACCTATAATGCTAAATTCTGAACTACCTCGTGCATAATGGGTATACGATTTCTCTAATATGTGACTATTAAAACTTACTGGTCCAACTTGATGTGCACCTAAAGTTAACTGTATTTTACCAACAAACGGTAACCAGCCATATTGCGCTTGTGTATTTCCTTGGTCTAATGCTAAAATATTGATTAATATCTCCCCAAAGAATTTAAATCCTGCAGGGTGTACCAATCTTGTAAATGCATTACTCCAATCAGCTACGTTCTTACCTGTTCTTAATACATATGAGAATTGCTGATAGTAATAAGAGTCTTGTAAAAACTTTTTGTCTGATAAGAAACCATTGACCGTAGTAAATAATCCTTTAGCATATGTTCTTACAACATCATTATTTGCTAAAGCACTTGTAAAATTTAATCTATATTTGGTTGTACCTGAATCTGAATATACCTCTTCGGTATAATCTGTGCCTGGAGTTTGATAATCGTTATTAACAAATACAACATCGTCATCAAATATAGCTGCTTGAGCTGCGTCATTATTTGCAGGAGTTACTGATGGTGTGCCACTAATTGTAAATGTATGATTAGGAGTAAATGTAGTTCTATCAGCTTTAATAGCCGTTTCTTGATTTGTCCAATCTCCATCTGATGGATTAAGTAAATCTTCAAATGGAAAATATGTTTCAACATCATCATCGTATATCATTCTAAAGAATGACTTAATAGATTCAGGTGTACCTCTACTTCTATAAAATTCAACAAGCCTCTTATAAAACATTCTTGGGTCTGTAGCAAAATCTCTTGGTACTGCAATACCAATTTCATTTTGGAGTTCTGTAAGAAGATTTTCTTCTACATAGTCAATATCTCTTTGGATATCTAATGAATTAAGATAAAATCCTGATTTATTATCTCGTTCTAAATATAATGCATATGTTTTAAGAAATGAAACTAAGTCAGGATATGAACTCTCTATATGATCAGGAACTAATTCATCTATGTATGACGATATATTATATTTACCAATTGTTGCCATTAGTTACTCACTGTTGTATAATCTATTCCAGCAGTTGTACCACCAGTAGCCATTGTATCTATCTCTCCTGAAATTGTTGCAGTTGAGGTATTAATTGTTAATAATTCATTCCTTGTAGGTGACACATCAGACGATGCTGGCTTAACTGTAACATCGATTGTAGTCATACCAGTAGGTAATGCAGTTGGTTGGAATGCGTTAAGAGTAATTGTTCCATCTTCTTCATTCACATCACCAACATTAGTAGCTAATACTAAATTGCTTGTATCAACTATTTGAATAATTCTTGTATCACTTGAAGCATCATAAAAATCTTTAAGCTTACCAGTTGCACCAGCATATGTAAAATTGGTTGATGTCACATAAGAACCAGTAGTACCTGTAGTAGCATCTAAATCAGTCAATGGTTGATTAAACTTAAGTGTATATTTAGTCTCTTCTCCAAGTACTGGTATAATTTTTTTAGTCATCTTAATACGAGTAATATTAGATAAGATAGCAATATTAGTATCGTCAATCTTTTTAAGAACATTTGAATCTCTATATACTCCACCAAAACTCTTTAATGTATCATCATTATATGTCACAAGTGTATTCCTTATTGAGGTTGCCAAACCAGACGCTGTTACTGTAGCAAGGTTAGGATTATATTTAAAGTAAACTTCGAGGTCGATATAGGTGTATTCTGGGTCGACAAGAACCGGAGTAATACTTACAACGTTTTTTGGCTTTAAAATACTTGTTTTAATAGTGGTCTTTTGGGCATCGGTGAGTACTTCAGCTGATAATGGTTTAATACTTATATAGACCTTACCATAATCTGGTACATCATTATCTTCTCCACCCCATACTGATACTGCTTCTATATCAGCAAATTCATTTTTAATAATAGCTTTATAGTCATCAGGTGTAACAGCTCTATTTTGAGATACGTGTGAAAGTGGTGCATTAAATTTAATTGCTTCTTTAGTTTCTCTTGCAGCACCACCAGTAGCTTTAGACACAAGCGTGATAGTCTCATCACTATTACCATTTAATGAATCAGTCATAGTAAATACTGTAGCACCATTCACATCTACGCCTGAACTTATTGTAGCATATTCGATTTCTATTGTATTACCATTACCTGGTCTTTTACCAACAATATTATCACCAAATTTAATTTCGTAATAAGCATCTCTTCCTTCTTCTAAAAAGTATACTTCAGATGAGCCATCAAGATTAACAACATTACTATTAAGAGAATAAACCTTAGCTGCAGTTGTAGATTGAGAATCTGTCACAGTAACTTTAATCGAAGCAGTGTTTACATTATTTGCAGGAATTAAATATTGTTCATATACATTATCTTGATATGTATAATTTGTAGTTGATAATGTTCCTTGTTCAATTTGAACATTTGAGAAGTTCCAACCAGTTGATGCATCAAAGTTAATTGTATGAGTAGCTGAAGTAAACATTGGATAATTAACACCATCAATACTTGTTTGGAAACTTGTACCTCTTGGCATACTTAAAGGAAGCGGTATATTGCTTCCATCATGATTCCATAATGGTGTAGCAGTAGTATCATAATTCATTTTCATATTAATTACAGCAGTTGATGGAGCAATAGACCTTGGGGTATAACCTAATAATTTGGCATGAGATACCACTGAAGATCGTAACTGCGCTGTGTCAAGGAATGTTTCATTTAATGCAAAGTTTGCATTCATTGAATTGACATGAGTTACATAACTTAATACATCAATAATGGTTGCCATTGCAGAGCCATCATAGTTATAGTCATTGAAGGTAGTGTCTGTTGCCTTCATATATGCGACTAGATTTGCTTTTATTTGGTCAAAGTCTAGTTCACTTGCTGAAATTCTTCTTTCGATTGCCATTATCGTAATCTCTCTATTGTGGTAGCGATATCAACTATTTGATTACTTGATTTAACCCTACCGGTTACTGTTATAAATACTTCGTTTTCGTCGGCTCTTGCCTGTATATTTGTATTAAGTACTTCTAATCTTGGTTCACTATTGGCCAATGCAACATTAACAGAAGTTGACATATTTGCTGCTGTTGTATTTGTCATATTTTCAAATAAATATGCTCTTAAATTAGCACCAAAATTATATTGAAATGGACGTTCACCATGATTTGTACGAAGTATGTTTAAGACACTTTGTTTAATTGAAGCATTATCTTTTTTTATTCCAACGTCATTCGTATTAGGATTTTGCTTAAAAGAAAAATCTAAATCTTTGTACGTTTCTTGTCTTGCAATTGTTGCCATATAATCTATTTATACCTTTATTAACTTAATGCGCCAGTATTTCCTTGAACAGTTTGATCTGCAGTGGTATTAGGCTGTGTATGTGTGTGTCCATCAATTAATTGTGTATTACTTGTACGGGTTGTACCAGTCACAACAACATTACCATCTAATTTTATATTAGTTGACTTTAATGTCATATCACCTGTACTCTCTACATCTGTTGTACCAGTTGAGAATAATTTAAGAGTACCAGCAGAATTTACATCAATTTGACTTGAATCACCTATGGAATTTATATCAATAATGCTCTCATCACCTGTAGCATCTATAACAATATTACCTACCACATCCATATCAACATTACCACCAATATCAATATCTGCATTCTTTCTAATGTCTAATTTAGCATTTTGGAATACTGTCATATCAACCTCACCACCAACGATAGCATTTAAACCGCCTTCGGTATGTAATTCAATATTACCAAATGAAGCTGTTAATGATTCTTTATCTGGATATGTCCATTGACCATCAACTAATTTGACTTTATCAGGGTCATAATCATCAAAGGTAGCTAATGCAGCAGCGTATGGCTCTTGTGCTTCAGCTGATAACTCTTTAACTTTCCTCATATTTTTATGTGTCAAAGTAAATGTATCAGTTTTTTGTGGAGGGAACCATTGTTCAATAGCCTTATTTCTTGTATAACCACCTAACACTACATGATGCACTGCAACACCGTCATCATTATATATAACATGCTCTGGGTCACTTGGACCTACGTCAATATCAATATTACCCCTTACCTCGCCATCAATGTCACCTTTAATAAGTAAGTCTGCATTGCCATCAACAAATGCGCCCATATTACCATCAACATAAGCTTTCATATTTCCACCTACTTGCGTAGTACAGTTGTTAGCTACTACCAAATTAGTATCACCACTGCAAAATATTCTAACATGACCTTTGATTTCGACTGAATTATGACCAACAATTAATGTATAGTTATCCCTTACAATCTTTTCTATTTTTGAACCATCAGGTTGTATTTCATATTGAGTACCACTCATATGTCTTTCTTTTATACGTTCATGGCCAGGAGTATCATCGTATTCTTTAACATGACCACTTATTGTTTCATATACATTATTATATGGATATTCTGGTGCATATGCACTTCGTGGTTCATATTTACCTTTGACATCTAATGATTCAACACCTTCAACACCCCTTACTCTATCATTATTATCTTCTTTACCATGACTTTTTGTAGGAAGTGTTCCTACGACTAAAAATTCTTGCTGAGCTGCATCTAAAAATATACCACAAACTAATGAACCAGTTGATTTTTCATCACCAATAGCTGGGACAGTTTCTGTAGTAACATAATATTGTTCATGACCAAAGCGATCTATAAATACTTCAGGCAATAAATCATCTTTTTTATAATAAGTTCTTTCGATTAAATTTACTGAATGACCTAAACCATTTATTGCAGGTGTATTTGTTGATAATACAACATTTGACCAACCTAAATCTTTTGTGTCTATATTATATCTGCCGCTGCCATTAGTAAGAGTATGGGCACCATATACCCTAACCTTAACTCTTCCTAGCTGTAAAGGGTCATTTATATCTTCTACTATTCCATATTGAAACATATTATTCTCTCACCAATCCTATATCTTGTGCGTATTGCATTTCACCATCATCCTTAATAAATTTATGATTAATATCAGCCATTACATAGCGGCCATCGGTTTTTGTTGCAGATGTTTGTCCTTGTCCTTGTGAAACATGTATAGCCATTCCACATCCTGCACCAGGTATAGCTATAACATTACTTGCTTTTAACTGTACATTAAATAATCTATATTTTCCATTCTTTAATATTTCTGCCAGCGTTGATGTTTCAGCTGATAATAGACATTTTTCATTATATAGATTTTTACTTAATCCCATTTTTGTTATTGGAATTGCAGTAACTTCTGCAGGCGGAGTTACCACATCTGTAGTTTCATCTAATGATACTGCCCTAACTTCTTTACCCCACATACCACCAGCTGCTTTACTTATAAAATTTGAATTCCAATGTGATAATTTAAATTTATTAGTAGTACCTATAGATGTTAATGGCGTATTCATTCCTTTTCTTGTCATTTCAGCATTACGTATTTCAAATTCTTCTAAAAAATAATCATTTACCATAGTATCTATAGACGTAAATCTTGTAACACCCGAGTCAATTAACCTTTGATATAAAAACATTGGAGTTTGTTTTTCGCAATAAGCACTATTTACAATATTCTTAATAGCTACACTTGCTGATAAATTAGGAACAACATATTTTCCACTTGAAATAGTTTTGGAATCAAACACTAATATATTTTTTTCTCCATGGACATTTGTCCATATTTGCGCAAGAACATCACTCGAAGTTCCGCTATGGGCTGAACATACTCTACCTGTTTGTTGGTTATATGTGTTTACAGAAACACAATCAATGTGATATGTCTTTCCCTGCTTATTAATTTTTTGATTAGAGATACCATCAACCATAAACATTATATTAATTGGGACATCAAAATATGTATACTCTACTTGTAACATATTATTATTAACACCTCTAAAAAATAAATCAAAGAAATTAAGTTGATCGTTTACAATAAGAGTTGCTTTAATATTTCCATGAATACTCTCGTATATGGACATAGAAGTAACCATTGCATTTATGTCAGTACCATCTACAGTAACTTTAAAATTTTCTATGCTATACATTATCTACTCATTGCTGCAGCGAATTTACGAGCTACATCACTTATATTTTCAGGCTTAATTACTTTTATATTTCTATTCTGTTCAGCTACAGCCGACTCATAATCGATGTAAGTATATGGTGTAGTACCAGAAGCTGCACGTTTTACCCAATTACCGGAACTATCAACATGGTGATGAGGAGCATAAGCTTGTGACTTAATAAAATTACAGTTAACTGAATCTGTAGAAGTAAGACCTTGAATAGCTTCACCAGTTATAGTAAATGTACCTGTTAATTTTTCTATTGTAACATAACCTAAATTAACATGAATTTCTTTTATAGTTCCTGTTGCGCCAGAAACACCACCCGTTACTGTTTCACCTATTTTAAATTTATCTACTAATGAATCATCGGTATCAGCTGCAAGATATTGATATTTATTTGTACAATATTCTAATAATTGGTTAGAACTCATTGGCCAGTCATCCCATATATTTTTTATTTGTGGATTAAGTAATAGGAATGTCCAATGAAATTGAGAGGTATTATATAACCTTTGGCTTAAATGGTCTGGCCTTTCACCGTCAACAACTTCTATTGTTTGATAAAATCCAGCGTTATTAAGTAAATCATCTGAAACTTTTGCTTTTGCTGTTAGATTTTTTAATTTATCTACATTACCTGAGCCATCAACATCAATTGCAACATTTTGAATACTTTTAAAATACATATTAGTACCCTGCCTCTACATCAGCTTGATAAATTGGAGCCATTTCTTTAAGCCCTACACTTAATCCAATTTCTACTGGTGCATTATTTTGTTTAAAAAATGAAGTATTATTTGGGTTATATGAAACATTAACCGATTCAATAACACATGGAGGCAGTTGAATCATTTCTGTACGTTTTGATCCTGCTCCGTGGAATGATACAATCACATGGTCAGGCACAGTTAAAAGCATTTTATTATCTTTCTTTGCATGAGCTCCCATCCTAAACATTTTAATAAGACCTGTTGCTTGTTCAGATTCATGGTGACTATCTGGTAATATAGTCCAAGAAAAAGTAAATGTTCTTAATGGAGTTGAATTATACATTGTGATATCGTTAGGATTAGCAATTTTACCGCTGCCTCTTTGTACTTCTGTTTGAACTACCGTACCAAGTCCAGCACCTGTAAGTGCTCCTAATGTGCTAGATATTCCAGGTAATGCACCAGCTAAAAAACCTCCAGCAGCTAGTGCTGTTGGGCTTGTCAATGTTGTTGGATTAAATATATCTGCATAATCATCAGAAAATAAAGTTTCTGCAAATGCACCCATTTTTCTTGAGTCATCATTATAAACCATTTGGTCATTTATTTCTATACCAGTTGGCATATATAAACAAATTGAACCCATATATTTTCTTTTTACAAGAGTACCAATACTTTGAGCCCAGCCTTTTATTTTATTAAAAACTTCTTCAGCTTTCTTTTTAGCAGCATTATATACTCCATGTTCTTCCGCTGCCATAAGACTCTTAACTACTCCACCAACCAACGCATCACCAGCTCCAAGCGCAAGCTTACCAGTATTTTTAAAACCACCTGTTAATGTTCCATTCCAAACTTCAGCTGCACGCTGTCCTACATATTGAGATGTTCCTTCGCCGTAATTATCATTATCAACTCTCATAAATTCAAACATCATATATGGTTCGTGAGTCATTGGAGCTAAATTTGAAATTCTTTCTTTTGCATATTCACTAGTTGCATCACTATTGAAATTTATCTCATGCATTCCATTACCATCATTACCAACTGACATTGGATATTTCCAATGGGTTGAAAAACCTGACCCTGCTCTTGCTTTGTTTGATGCGCCGATTAGTAAATCTTCGTCTAAATTTCTACCTGCCATAATTATGTCCTTGTTTGTATAATAGTTATTTATACGAATTTATATAAATACTACCATGAAAAAGACATATTCTGGCTCTTGGAAGCCAAAACATCCTGAAAAATATAATGGTAACGTTAATATGATACATTATAGATCGTTATGGGAGCGTAATGCATTTAGACATTTAGATACAGCCAAGTGGGTTAAATGGTGGCAATCTGAAGAAACTGTAATACCTTATATTTGCTCAACTGATCGTAAGGCCCATAGATACTTTGTTGACCTCACTATAAGAACAAATAGTGGCCGGACTCTATTGGTTGAAATTAAACCATCATCACAAACTAAACCACCTAAACGTAAAAAGCTTAATGAGGCTTTGACCTATATGAAGAATACTTCTAAATGGAAATATGCTAATAAGTATTGTGAGGAACGTGGCTATGAATTTCAAATAT